CAGGTGGGGGGGGGGGCAGAAATGTTCCCCCTATAAATACTAATGCGACCCCGATAGAATGGAAATGAAAAAGTATTTTTATGTCTATTACTCTTATGAAGAGTTTGGTAGAGGTTATATAGGAAGTAGATCTTGTGATTGTCTTCCCGAAAACGATATAAAATATTTTGGTTCTTATAGAGATAAAACTTTTAAACCAAACCAAAAAATTATTTTAGAAACCTTTGATAATTTAGAAGAAACACTTGAAGCAGAATGTGCCCTTCACAATTTTTATGAGGTAGATAAAAATCATCATTTTTCTAATAAAGCAAAACAAACTTCAAATAAGTTTTATCATAGATCATTTGGGGAAAATAATCCTTCAAAAAGAGATGATGTTAGGGAAAAAATAAAGTTGGGAAAACTTGGAGAAAACAATCCAGCAAAAAGACCAGAAGTTAGGAAAAAATTATCCGATGCTGCTAAAAATAGAAAAGCATCTGAAGAAACTAGAAAAAAGATGAGCAAATCGCATATGGGTAGAGTATCCCCAAAGGGAATGCTTGGTAAAAAACTTACAGAAGATCAAAAATTAAAAATAAGAGAAAGAAAAGTAGAAAGGGACAATAAAAGTTGGGTAATGAAAGATCCTTCGGGAAAAATACATACTGCAAATAATCTTAAGTATTTTTGTCAGCAAAATAATCTTTCAGACTCTGCTATGCATAATGTCATCACAGGTAAAAGAAATCACCATAAAGGATGGACTAGGGCTTGACATCTCTTTATAGATCTTCTATAATAAAGTTGTTGCAAAACAAAATCAAATTTATCCAAAAAATACAAAATGAGCTTTTCGGACTTAAAAAAACAATCCAAACTTGGTTCTCTAACTGCCAAACTTGTTAAAGAAGTTGAGAAGATGAATTCTTCTTCTAGTTCTTCTGATGATCGGTTATGGCGTTTAGAATGTGACAAAGCACAAAATGGTTATGCCGTAATTCGTTTTCTTCCTGCACCTGATGGTGAAGATCTACCGTTTGTAAAACTTTATAGTCACGCATTTCAAGGTCCCGGAGGTTGGTATATTGAAAATAGTAGAACCACTATTGGAGAAAAAGATCCACTTTCGGAGCATAATGGTCAATTATGGAACTCTGGTATTGATTCGAATAAAGAAGTTGCTCGTAAACAGAAACGCAAACTGACTTATGTAAGCAATATCTATGTGGTAAAGGATCCTGCCAATCCCGAAAATGAGGGTAAGGTAATGTTGTATAAGTATGGTAAGAAAATCTTTGATAAGATTACTGCCGCGATGCAACCAGAGTTTGAGGACGAGTCTCCGATTGATCCATTTGATTTTTGGCAGGGTGCCAATTTCAAACTCAAGGCAAAAAATGTTGCCGGATATAGGAACTATGACTCTAGTGAATTCACCACTCCTGGACCTCTTCTGGATGATGATGATGCAATGGAGGCACTTTGGAAGAAAGAGTATTCTCTTTGTGAGTTTATTGCCCCCGATCAGTTCAAGTCTTATGATGAACTGAAGAAGCGTCTTGATTCTGTTTTGGGTGGCAAACCTTCAACTCGTATTGATTCCGAAGTTTCAGACGAAGATGATTATCGTGGTTCTGTTTCTTCCTTAACAGAAGATTTAAGAGGTGAGTTAAAGAACCTAAAACCAACTCGCTCTGTGGCAGTTGATGATGATGAAGACGAAGACTCTGATGCTCTTAAATATTTTTCAAAACTTGCATCTGATGATTAAAAACCTTAAGGGTTCGAGACTCTCGTATTCTGGGTTTTAATTAACTTATCATTTACATATTGCGATGATCTATCATAGGTCATCGCTTTTTTAATATCATTTATTGCCTGTTGTAGATATGATGGTTTGAGAATATAGATGCTTCTTTTTTTATCATTTTTAATCACCTCATATTCATAATTACTAACACCCGCGACTGGATTTATATTTTCTAAAGGGTTTTCAATGGAAAATGTTTTAGTAGTGGAAGTGGAATTTAAAGTTGGTTGATTAATGAATATTGTTCCTATTCCTATTGATGTTACAATTGTGTTAGGTCTTATAATTTCGGATGGTTCGTATATAGTTTTTTTGACTACAATACCAGTTGTCGTAATACCAGTAATAAATGTGGTATTAATTCCAATATTTCCACTAGTAACCACGGGAGATCGCAGTGAGATATCTGGATTTGGAATGGTAAAGTTAGAGTCCACGACTTTGCCTTTTGGAAGTATTAAACGACCATTAGAGTCTTTGACTTCGGTTGTCTCATAATGATGAATTGCATTTAAATCATTTCCATATAATTCTTCTGAATAACGATAGATGTCCCTATCGGATAACGGCCATTCATTTCTAACATTTATAATATTTGCACCAACCAATACCACCCAATCATATTGAGAACTTCCATATATTTCTTGAGCAACCGTATCTGGTCTTGCACCGTCTTTAATTTGATACTTATTGAATATCGTAAAAACATTCTGTAAATCATCACGAAGTTTAACTCTACGAAATATATTCTTTACCAATAAGTATTCATCAGAACTCTTACGAGTAGATAAGAATGATTGATATTCCAGATTCGGAATTTCCCTAAAATATGACATTTTATTAGTATCCTGTTCCTGTTAGTGTGGGTTTAAATTCATCATCTTTATTAACATAATCTTCATTATATATTGGTGTGAGTTCTTGAAATGCCAGAGACATAACCATATGAACCGGAGTGGCATCGGAGTATGTTGCATATGTTCCTGATCCTGTATAATTAACAGTCATATTAGTTAAGGCACATATTTTAAATTGATTTAAGAATGGATGAGATTTTCCACCACTCATATATTGAAGTTTAAAAACACTTGGAGATTTAATAAACAGACCTGCACCACCACCAACTTCTGCTCCTTTTTTTGCTGCCATTTCGGACTTAAAAAAGCGAATAATATCTTTAATTTGATCTGATTCTTTTTTAGAACGAGGGATCATATTAAAATCGAATGAAAACCCTGCTCTCAATGAAACTCCGGAAAAAAGTAATTCGATATTTGAGTTAAAAACTGCTCCACTTTGTCTAGAAAGATTTTGTTGAAAATCTCCACTTCCGAGTAGTGCCTTTGTTGCCTCTGATGCAAAAAAAGTTTGTGTCGTGTTCTGTCCAAGTGCTGTTTGTGATGCTGCTCCTAATTTCTTAAAAAGTTCTGTTACTGCACTTGCCGTTCCTGCTACTAGTTCCTTTTCTCCAACTATTTTCATCGCTGCTCCCAGTGTCGCAGTCTGTAGTGGACCCATTTCTCCACCACCCCAACTCACCTGATTACTGTCTTGAATATTCTCAGGAATTGGGAGTATTACCGTTCCTCTAATTTTTTTAGGACCATATCCACCACTTTCAACCTGATCATCAGAACTTCCTTGCGCAAATGTATCCAATGATAGATTTAATCCGGGAGGAACATATTCAAATGATTGAATTTTTAAAAAATCATCAGATTTATCAATATTTTTAAGTGGATATCTAAAAGACCCTAATGATTTTGCCATTAATACTTTTTAGTTATTTATTCTAATTCTCATAAAAGTTATTCTTCTCAAATCATCAATTTCATTTTTATCGACAATATGAAGAGGTCCGATTACTTCTTGAAATGTATATTGACGGTTTTCTCCCCAATGGAAGTTAATACCACTAAATCCCCAAGAATAAACATTCATAACTGCCACCAAAGGATTTGAATCATATCTTATATTAGGAGTCTTTGGTTTATATACAAAGGTATAAAAATTACCTGCCTCTGGGGAACTGGTGGTTTCTTTTAGAGCATCAAGTATTTCTAACATCAAGTCATCTGGATCTTCAGTTCCTATTAAGTCTTTGAGTATTGGTTTAATACGATTTGTTTTTTGTACCTCAAGTTTTTCTTTTTGACTTTCTAAAAAAGGTTTTATTTTTCCTTTTGGGATTTTACTTACTTTTTTTACCATTATTTTTTACCAATTCCAAGTTCATTTTCCGACAAAATTTTGAAGGTCCATCCTCTATCTTTACAATATTCTGTTGCCGCTTCCCATTTTGATTGATTTTTTGCATACTCATAAACCTCATAGATATACCCCTTCGTCTGTCTTTGTGGTTTCTTTGGTGGCATTGTTTGTTTATGAGGTTTAATCTCAATTAAATATTTTTTAATAGATCCATCTGGTTCTTTGACTTTTATATAAGCATCAGGAAAATATCTGTGAATTTTTCCGTCCACTGGAGAACGATATGGAATTGCAATTTCTTCTGATGCATATTCGAGAATATTTTGATTTGTATCACAATATTTTAAAAATTTTAGTTCCCATAAAGATCTATAGATTATATTTGTAGGATTTCCGACATATTTTTCTGGAAATGACGGTTGATATTTTCCTTTATATGACATCTAAATACTTATACTATTAATTGCTTAAGGTATTTAGAGTGCCGATTAAACGCAAGATTTCAGAATTTAAACCACTTTTTACAAATCTTGCACAAACTTCTCACTACGAAGTTAGATTTGGTGGTATTCCTTTAAGATTATTAGAATATCTTTCTCGTAAAGGAATTACTCAAAGATTTATCTATGAGAGTGCCGGACTACTTTGCTATTCTGCCTCTCTTCCAACAACAAATTTGGCAACTGCTAATATTACTGGAAATTTTATGGGAGTGACTGAAAAATTTGCTCACACCAGACAATATAATACAATTGGTCTTGAGTTTTACGTGGATAAAAATTATAATTCTCTTAAATTTATGGAAAGTTGGATGGAATTTATTGCGAGTGGTTCAAATAATCCAATTGAAAGTGCCCTTGCTCCAATCGGACAAAATCGCAAAGATTATATTTCCCGAATGCAATATCCAGAATATTATAAATGTGATAGAACATCAATTGTAAAATTTGATAGAGATTACAATAAAGAGATTGAATATAGTTTTATTGGATTATTCCCGTCTTCTATTTCATCAATTCCGGTAAGTTATAATGGTTCTGAAATTTTAAAAATGGCTGCCACATTTGAATATGATCGATATATTGCTGGTAAATCTTTATCCTTAGATATTTTTAGAGGAGGTTCTAATAACGAAGAACCTAAATCTCCTCAAGCAACTAATTCTAGTCCTCAAACTGCCAATAGTTCTAATAATATTCAAAATATCACGTTTTATGATAGAAAATTTACTGATGATGAAATATCGGCATTGGATTTTTAAGTATTTTAAAGACTCTAATAAATAAAACACGAATTGAATTATAAAAAATGTCATTACCAAAAATTTCGGTCCCGACTTATGAGTTGGAAATTCCTTCAATTAAAAAAACTATTAAATATAGACCTTTTTTAGTCAAAGAAGAGAAGGTTTTAATTATTGCAATGGAAAGTGAGGATACTAAACAAATTGCAGAAGCAGTTAAGACTGTGATTTCAAATTGTATTCTTACAAGAGGATTTAAGGTTGAAAATTTGGCAACATTTGATATTGAATATTTGTTTCTTAATATTCGTGGAAAGTCTGTGGGTGAGTCTGTTGATGTATTGATTACCTGCCCAGATGACGGAACGACTCAGGTTCCTATTTCTATTAATTTGGATGATATTAAGGTGAATGTAAGTGATGATCATTCGCGGGATATTAAACTTGATGATGTTTTGACTCTTCGAATGAAATACCCATCGATGCAAGAGTTTATCAAGAATAATTTTGGAAATAATTCCATAATTAGTGTCGATGATACTTTTGATATGATTGTTTCTTGTATCGAACAGATTTATAGCGAAGAAGAGTCTTGGGCATCTTCTGACAGCACAAAGAAAGAACTAAATGAATTTGTAGAACAACTCACAACTAATCAGTTTAAAGAAATTGAAAAGTTCTTTGATACGATGCCTAAACTATCTCATATTATTAAGATCAAAAATCCAAATACAGAAGTTGAGAGTGAGGTGGTATTGGAGGGTTTAACATCTTTTTTCGCCTAGGAATGGCTCATACTTCGTTGGAGTCATATTATAGAACAACATTTCAATTGATGCAGCATCATAAATGGTCATTAACTGAAATTAATGATATGATCCCCTGGGAAAAAGAGGTTTATATCACTCTTCTTTCTCAATATATTGAAGAGCAAAATCTAAAGAACCAACAGAATAGTTAAAATATTTTATATTTAAATTTTTTCAACTTTTATAATGTCTTTATGCTTTTTTCTATTTCCCCTATAAACACTGTAAATATTTCCAACATTATATCCGTTTATTTTGGACCAAGTAGATAATCCACATATTATCATTATATTTCCATTTTCATAAGTAAGTTTCCACCAATTGGATGAATGGTGTTTTTCGCCTCTTTGTGCTTCGCTCATTTTTAATTTAGTTTCTTTGGAGGCAGATTTTCCATAATTATGATTTTTATTTCCTTTTTGTGCATTACTTATTTTTTTCTTATGTTCTTCTGAAAGAATTTTATTTTTATTTAATATCCTTAAATTTTCTTTGAATTCTAAAGAACGAACAGCACCACTAGCACCTTCTCCACCATCAGCCCTATTATGAAGAATACCAGTTCCTAAATCCTTTCTACCAAACACAGCAATCATATAAATTTCGTGCTTAAATGCTTCTTCTTCGGTTAGATTTTGTTTTAAGAATATTATTCTACTTCTATCTTTTGGTAATTTTACACTTCTTTTTGTGGAGTAGATCCTTTTACCTATACCTTTACCAATATAATAAGGTGTCCTATCTTCCCGCAAATATGCGTAAGTGTAGTAATGCATTTTTGCTCTTAAAGTTTGCTGGCATTACTATTTATATAAGAAATGAGGCATTTCTGCCCCATTCTACCTGATAAGCGCCAACAAACCAAGGCACTTTTATTTATACTGATAAATATACTTTACGAAGAGAAAAATCTAAAGAACCAACAACAGAATGGCTAGTCAATCTCCTATAGTTGCAAGCGATCAATCCAGTGGCGGCGGTGGTGTTGGTGCGCTCCAATTCAAATCGACTATAGTTAGTCTTAGAAAAAGTTTAGAAGGACAAGAAAAACAAAATATCCAACAAACTCAAGAAATATCTGCACTTCGTGGGACGGTAGATGCTCTTCGGACAGAAACTGCAACTTTGAGTAATGGTCTTACAAGTATTTCTAATTTAATACAGCAAGACAGTGCTTTAGAAAAACAACAAAATGCCCAAGAAGCAGAAAGAGAAAGAAGACTTCTTGAGACAAAAATTAGAATGGGAAAGGAGTCTCAACTAGAGCAAAAAATTACAAATTCTCTTGCAAGACCGGTTCAGTCTCTTCAGCAGAAAGTTACTAATATATTTGGTGGAATTGGAGAAGCTTTAAAGGCATTATTTGGCGGATGGTTGACTAATCAAGGAATTGAGGCACTCAAGGCGGCATCAAAAGGAAATAAAAAGAAATTAGAAGAAATTAAAAATACTGTTCTTAAAGGTATTGGAGATGTTGTAAAAATATTTGCCGTAATCCAAAAGGGATTTGGTTTAGTAATTAGATCTGTGACTGGACTTGCCGGAAGAATTGGTGGTCTTGTTCTTAAACTTGCAACAGCGCCCATAAAAGCCTTAACCAATGTTGTTCGAGGTGCTCCTCTTCTAACAAATATTTTTGGTGGCCCAAAAAAATCTGGCGGTGGTGGTGGAGGAGGTATAGGAAGTATATTTGGAAAAGTATTTAGTGGTGCTAATGCATTTATGAATTTTAAAAATGGGGAAAATGTAGATGGAGTCATGAACACTGTGATGATTGCCCTCCCTGCAATTGGACCAGCAGGAATTGTTAAAGGACTCTTAGCATTATCTATAGCAGCAGATGACATAGCAGAAGTATTTGGTGGTAATCTTTTTGGGTTTAACAATCCAAACCATACAAAAGCTGGAAAAGAAATTGCGGCAGAAGCAGAAAAACAAAAGAAAGAAGAAAAACCACCAGCATCAACATCAAAAACCGCAGCAAAAGTTGAACCAGCGGCAAAAGCACAAACTTCGTTGATGGGAGATAAAAAGGATGACAAATCTGAAACTGACCCAAAAAATATGACTCCTGGACCAATACCAGGAAGTGCAGAAATTAAACCCACTTCAGATTCCACTGCCACTGTTAGTAGTCCAAAAACATCTATGATGTCGGATACGAAGAAACAGGATACTACATCAACACCAAAAACATCTTTGGTGACGGATATGAAGAGTGCTGAACCAAAATCAACATCAACATCAACTCCACAAACCTCTATGATGGGGAAGACTACAACAGCAGCACTACCACCTCCAAGTCCTGAAATGGAAAAAAACTTCCAAATGGCTTGGGATAATAGAAATTTTGGTCTTGCAAGAGGTAGAATTGAGTCTGCCTGGAATGGTATGAGTGTGGAACAGCAACAGCAAGCAGAAGCATGGGCACGATCAAAAGGATATGATTGGAATGAAATGAAATTGACTCAAAAATCTCCGGTTGTTCCGGCAGAAGTGACTGCGGCAAAAATGCAACCCCTCTCAAAATCATCCCAGAATGTTGGAGAACTTTCAGAACCAAAAACAAGTGTTATTATGGCACCGGCAGCACAAAATCAACCTCAAAAATCTTCTTCTCCTTCTCTTCCAACAAATGGAACCAATGTTCCTTTAATCAGTTCTTCTAATCCTGATAATTTTTATGTTCTTTATTCTCAATTAAATTATAATGTGGTAGTATAAAATGGCAATCTCATCACCACTTAAATCAAAAATACCAAAAAGTTCGACAACAACTGTTAAAAAGTTTCAGACCATTTTATTTAATCGAACAAGAGTTAAAAAGGAAATATTTCAAAATAAAACAATTTTACAGAACCGTAGAGTCGAAAATGAAAGAAGAGTTCAGGCAGAAGAAGAACTTGAGGCACCTGATATTGCTAGGAAAAGAGGTGGACCTGCACAATTAATTGCCGGTAGTGCCAAGGGATTTTTTGAGAGAATATTAGGATTTCTTGGTTATGTGACTGCCGGATGGATAATTAATAATTTACCCACCTGGATTTCTATGGGTAAAGAGTTTATTGCCAGAACTCGACAAATGGGTAAGATACTTGGAAACTTTATTAAAAATACGACAGATATACTTCAAAATTTCACCGGTCTTTTGAGTGCTTCTTTAACTAATATAATTAAATTTGATTTTCTTGATACTTCAGGAAGAGTTGGTGCTGCTTTTGAGGAACTTCAATTAAGTGTGGATAATTGGGGAACTGGATTTGAGGATGCCATTAAATTAATAACAACTCCATTAACCGAAGGTATTGCTTCTGGGGAGGATGCTCCATCGACCGGAACTCAAAATACTGATGAAGGTGCCTATGAACGTGGAGCACCTTATAGTGGCACTCCGGCACCACAAGTAATGTTAGAGGGTGGAATATCTGGTACTACTGCCATGCTCTCAAAAGGACAAAAGGGCGCTGATCGATATATTGGATTCACTAGTGGTTTTAGAACGTCAGATCGTCCAAATCATAATGGTATTGATATTGGAACAAGTGGGCAAAGAGGATATTATGTCGCATTTTTACTTGATGGAACGGCAACTATTATACCTAATAACGGTGGTGCTGGAAATACTGTTGAAATAAAAAGTGGTGGAACAACATATAAATTTTTTCACCTTGCTAAATTTTCTATTAGCTCTGGTCCATATAAAGCTGGAACTGCAATTGGGGAAATTGGAACCACTGGAAGATCTAGGGGCATACATTTGCATTATGAAGTTCATCCATCAGGAACTACTGGAGTAGATCCAACACCATATGTAAATCTTATTAAAATTGGAAAAAATCTAGGCAAACCAACTCCTGCTCCGGCTTCGGTTGCTTCTCCACAAACCAGTCAACAATTAGTGGGAAATTCTTCGTCCTCATCGTCTTCTGGAAGTGGTAGATTTGGAACTAAAGAACAAAAGGCGATGTTGGATTCAATTGCCTTTGCTGAAGGAACCTCCAA